TCCGATCCTAGAGGACATAACAATACCAGACACTAGGCTATCTCTTGATTTTTATCTGCCTCAGCGCAAAATTGCCTTTGAGATACAGGGCGAGCAGCACAGTGAAATGAACCCCTTTTTTCATGACAGCATCGCTGACTTTGAAAATCAAAAGCAGCGTGATGAAATGAAAGAACTTTTTTGCGAACTTAATAACATAAGACTGATCAAGCTACACTCAATCAAAGAAGCGGAGAAATATTTTGGAATCACAAAATCTGATGGATCGGTCTGAAATTCAAAAGAAGATGGCTGAGTTTCGTGACCACTTTAAGTTTGCGGCTATTATGGTTCCACCAGAAGTCGATAGGCTTCTTGGTATGACAAGGGATTATTTAAAGTCTGCAAACAGAGAAGATCTTGCTATTGACTGTATACGACTTTCTCAATACGGCCTTTACATTAAAACCGAAGCAAACAGGCTTCGTTCGAATATTTCTTGGTGCGACGCAAACATCAACTCTATTGTCGGCCGAGAGCTACCAAACACAAACGGCTACGGTATAGCTGAAAAGTCACTTGTAATTAAAAGGAACGATCCAGTGGCAAAGCAGCTAGAGTCAATAAAAACACTCTGCGAAGTTCAACTAAAAACAATCGAGGACATAGACAAAAAAATTGAGTTTATGGCCTCATCTATAAAAAATCTTTGCTTTGAAAAGAGAGGAATAACAAATGAAAGATCTTAAAGGTTTTCTGCAAAAGGCCATCATTACAAATGATATGGAGTCCGTTCGTGAGTTTTACACCACAATATTTGGAGAGACAGCCCCGATAAGTGTTATGCAGCAAGGCACCAATATTGACACTCAAAAAATTGAGGCCATTAAAAAAATACTTCTCGAAGATGTTATTGAGGATCGTGGCTACGAGTATGATACTCAAGCCCAGGAGCAAGACGAGCATGAAGATGATGCTCAGTCTAGAGACCAAAGATTCATATCAAGCAAAGAGTTTGAGCTTCCCGAAGACGCGCTACCAAACTACCAAGAAGAAGTCAAAAAGCTTAGCTCTCGAAAAAAACATTATCGTGACGCCTATAGACCAAATATGAAAAAGTGCGAGGTTTGTGCGACAACATTTGATTTCAACAAAGAGTATCCTGCTGGCATGCTACAATCTGACAGCTCAATCAAGATAAAGTGCAATAAATGCAGAGCAAAGTAAAATCTTACAACCAGTCTGTCTGTGAAGAAAGCTTGATATCATGCGCCATGAACAATGGCGCTGATGTTATTTACTCAAGCGATATTGCTATTTCCGATTCTGATTTCGGTGACGCCCTTTTGGGGAAATGCTTCTTTGCAATTGCCTCCCTTGCCGAATCTGGAAACTCAGGCAAAATAAGCCCACAGCTTTTGGTTTCCGAGCTGTCAAAAACTGGGCAGGTTTCATCAAAAGAATCACAGTCAATCCAAGCAATACAGGCAATTGAATCTGAAAAGGGCGATTATCAACACTTTGCAAGACAGGTAAAGTTCTGGAGTCTTTGCCGTTTACTAAAAAAGAAGCTAGAGTCTGGCATAAAATCAATTGGCGATCTAAGCGGATCAGAAAGCATAGTTGACGTTGCTTCGGCTGTTGAGTCTTCTGTTTTTGAGTTTATACCAGAGGTCACTAGTGAAAACGACCTTGTTCAAATTGGTGAATTTGCAGAAGGTCATATAAAATATCTGGCTGAAAATCCAGTAAAGTCAGCTGGGATTCCGACAGGTTATCCCCGATACGACCAAACTATTGGCGGTGGATATAGACGAGGAACAGTGAATGTTGTTGGTGCTAGACCAAAGGTTGGTAAAAGCACATTTTGTCTGAACGTCGCTGCTAACATGGCAAAGCAGGGAATACCAGTTTTGTATCTTGATACAGAAATGAAAAAAGAAACCCAGTCTGTTAAATGGGTATCTCTCCACTCTGGTGTTGATCAAGGTTCAATTGAAACTGGTCAATTTTCCCAAAAGGAGAACCTAAAGTTTTCCATCGAACAAGCCCTAGACTCCATTAAGAAGATGCCGTTTTATCACATTAGCATTGCTGGCAAAAAGCCAGAAGAGATAATGTCGATAGCTCGCCGTTGGATTTCCTCTGTTGTTGGTCGTGACGAAGGCGGAAACACCAAAGACTGCCTAATAATGCTTGACTACTTGAAGACTATGGATCTTGCTGACGTTGGCGATTTCCAAGAGTACCAATACCTAGGTGACTTTATAACAAAGCTGCACAACTTTGCGGTTAAAAATGACGTCCCAGTTCTTGCTACAGTTCAGCTTAATCGTGACGGAATTAGCAAAGAAGACAGTAGCGTTGTTTCTGGAAGCGATAGAATCTTGTGGCTTTGCTCTAGCCTTGCCTATCTTAAAAAGAAAACAGATGAGGATGTTGCTGCTGGAGACAGCAAAACAAACGGTGACAGAAAGCTAATTGTGATAGATACTAGATACGGTGGAGGAATGGACGCCTCTTCTGAGTACATAAATATCGTATCTAATCTAGAAAGATCCGAAATGATTGAGGGCAAGTTTAATTTTGAGATACTAGAATCGAATAATAACATTGATCAAAATGACGACGAAGACGATATTGAGTTCTGAAGAAATAAAAATCTTTAAAAAGATTGCCTGCGAGAATGACTACAAAATCTTGCAGGCTCTTGGTTTTGAATTCAATGGAAACTCTTCTGTCCAACAAGAATGCCCCGTTCACGGTGGAGACAACCCAACAGCTTTTAGTTATCACTTTGGTAAGTGCTGTTGGTCTTGCTTTACACATGGATGTCATCAAAAATACGGCAATGATATTATTGGGCTTGTTCGTGGGCTAAAGCAAATAAGCTTTGCCGAAGCAATAGAGTGGATACAATCAGTAATAGAGTCAGACGATTTCAATGATTTTTCAATAACTAGAAACCGTCAAGAAATTGTCAGCAACAAAGTTATATCAGACGGTAGGCTTTCAAAACTTGATAAAAGTCATCAGTTTATCAAATCAAGGGGATTTACTGAAAAGGTTTGCGAGTTTTTCGAAGCTGGTGTCTCCCTAAATGGAAAGACCTACCACCATAGATTAATGATTCCAATCAGGAATATTAACGGTGACTTGGTTGGTATAACTGGAAGATCAATATTTGAAAAGAACAAGCTAGGATGGTATTTTCCAGAAAAATATACGATAGATGAAACGTATAGAAAACTTTACGCAAAATGGAGACACTACCCAAAGGGATTCAACAAATCGATTGAAATCTACAACATAAACAATGCGGCCGACGAAATCAAATCATCTGGATTTGCGGTTGTTGTTGAGGGTCCTTTTGATTGCTGGAGAATGCACATGTACGGCATAAAAAACGTTGTTGGTATAATGGGTTCATCGATGTCAAACAGGCAAGCAGACCTTCTGCATTCGGTTGGCGCTGTAAAACTTGGCCTCATGCTTGATTCTGACGAAGCTGGAACAAAAGCTGCCTCAAAAATAAAATCCTTGTTTAATTCACGATTCTCTATATCTAAAATTCTTACCGACAACAAAGACCCAGACATGCTGTCTTTGGAAGAATTTAATTGCAAAGTTTTGCCACAAATAAAAGTTCTATCAAAATGAAGACACAAATAATTATAATGACGGGCAAAGCGCAGAGCGGAAAAGACACTGCTTGTTCTTACGTTCGCGGCTTTCTAAAAGAGCACGGTTATTCATCAAAAGTTTATCCATTTGCAGACGCGCTAAAACAGGTATGCATAAATGTTTTGGGTCTTGAATATAATCAATGCTGGGGTGAGAACTCCGACAAAAACACAAACACTAGATTCAAGTGGTGCGACTTGCCCATGTGCAGCACTGATATAGCAATGATAATGCAAAACAAGCCAGGATCAAGATGCGATGATTACATGACCGCAAGAGATGTCATGCAGGTCTTTGGCACAAATATATTTAGACGATTTTACCAAGACTGCTGGGTACAAGCGACAATTAAAAAAATAAAGGAAGAGGGTCTGGATTTTGCTCTCATATCAGACGCGAGATTTCCAAATGAGATTAACTATGCTACCTTTTACGAGCCTATAGTTATCAAGTTTACAAGAAACCCACTGAACAACCAGCATGAAAGCGAAACGGCCCTTGATAACTATGACTTTAGCAATATAAAGAAATTTCATACAATCAGAAACGATGATATGAATATGGATGAGAAAAACGAATCCATCAAGTCAATACTGAGTCATTATATATGATTATTGGTATAAAAGCTGAAGCCGTAAATTTTAATGGAGCATACGATCTTAACGATCCAGCCAGGCTATTTGTTAGAAATCAAATTATCTCACAACTCAGCTCTATAGAAGTAGATGGTTCTATTTGTATATCAAGAGCTTCAATAGGATTTGAGCTTGATTTTATATACGCCTGCCAGGAGACTGAGATACCGTATATAGTTTACATACCATTCAAGGGCATAGAAGAAAGATGGCCACCACAAATACAAAAGGTCTACAAGGAGATTCTTAAGCTTTCTAAGCAGAAGTTTGTAAAAAACGGTGGAGGCTACTCACCTAAAAAGATAAAATCTACTCAGGACTTTATAGAGTCAACAGCAAACACTCTTGTTGTTGTTAAAAACTCAGAACGTATATTTAATCAACCAATTGTGAGGGTTGAGGATCAGATTGAAAAGGCCACGAAATGAACATCCAGTATTTAAGAGCGTCTTCAATAAAAACCTACGAGGGTTGTCAGTTTCAGTTCTTCCTTGACTCAATACTTGAAATACCAAGCGGGTCTGGGAAAAAGGCCCTTCTTGGTACAATTGTGCATCACGTACTTGAAATAATGGCAAAAGCCACAAAGCTTGGTCACAAAGATGGCCTTCTGCTTGATCACGTGCTTTTGCTAGATATATGCTGGAAGCGTTACAAAGCTGAAAACGCTGGAAGAATTGATTTGGCTGATGGTGCCGATAAAAGGTTTTGCCTTAAGTCTATTGAAAAGGTTCTAGGCACGAAGTACGATCCAAGAAACCTGAAGGTTCTGCACACGGAGCGTCAATTCAGAATACCTTTAACAATGCCAGGCTTTACCTTTGAGTATTACGATGTACTCAGCAAGAAAACTACTTCTGGAAACTACGAAATCCGTGGCACGATTGATCTAATAACTAAGCTTGATGACAGCACCCTAGAGATAATTGATTGGAAAACAGGATCAAGAAAATCTTGGGAGACAGGCGAGCTTAAAGAATATGATTATTTTGCAAGCAAAGATATACAGCTAAGAATGTACGATTTGGCTGTTTCGATGCTGTATCCGCAGTACAAGACTAGACTTTTGACGATACACTTTGTAAACGACGGTGGGCCATTTACGGTATGTTTTGATGACGAGCAAAGAAAGGAAACTTTGTCAATTATCAAAGACCACTTCAATACCATAAAGGGTAATCATCTTCCAACCAGGATTAAAGAGGTTAACGGTTCACAGGCGTGGAAATGCAAGACAACATGCCATTTCGGAAAGACAAAAACCGCAAATGGTTGCAGCGTATGCGATAATGTTTTCAACTATCTTGTTGCTAACGGAATCGACAAAACTATACTTAGAGTCGGAGAGGTTCGTAAGACAAAGGCCGAGGAAAAGGCACTTAAAACATCTGACAGAAGAAACACTTTTAAAGACGAACAATGAGCTATATTCCTGTTCATGTGCACACCGCGTGGTCGCTTCTTGATAGCGTTGTAACAATTGATTCTCTTGTTGCAAAGAGCAAAGAGTACGGCATACCAGCAATATGCATGACAGACCACAACAATATCAAGGGCGTTGTTCCATTCTTCAAAGAATGCAAGGCCTCTGGTATCAAACCAATAATTGGGGTAGAACTTGACACTTACAGTGGTGATAATTTTGTTGGGCGAATAACCCTTCTTGCAAAAAATAAAACAGGCTATAAAAACATAGTTAAACTTGTGTCTATGGCCCGGACAAAGGAGGCCCTTTCTTTTAATGGAATGCCTAGAACACAAGTAGAGTCACTTTATCCATATAAAGCTGGTCTTATCTGTCTCGTTGGCGATCTTAAAAGCCAAATTTATTCAAGCGCTTTTGTAAACCACGAAATGGCTTACTCAAGCGACTCTGTTGAAGAGTGCGAAACACTGCTGCACAAAGACTGGAAGTCTCGTATTGAAAAAGTTCTAGAGAATTATAAGAAGATATACGAAAACGTATTTTTGTTTTATGACGTCAGTCTTCTTCCAGCCCATTTTGTTCTTGGCAAGAGAATAAGCGAATCTTTTGAAGAGGCCCTGCCTTCTCATAATATCCATTACCTTAATAAGGAAGATATTGAGCTTCACGAGCTTTTAACAAAGGCTAAGGAAGATGGCGGATCTTGCTGCGAGGCAATGAACGATTCTCGCATATTTGACAAGCGATGGTCTCGTGGATATCTATCAAAGGAGCTTAAGCGAGGAGAAAAAACCCTTAAGCTTTTAGATCTTATTGAAGACTACTCAATTCAAGAACGACCAATTCTTGCAAGCTTTAAAGTTGGAGACCACAAAATAGTTGATCCACATGAGTATCTGCGCGAACTTTGCAGATCTGGTTTTAAGTCAACTGGTCTTCTTCAAGAGTTTAAGCAAGACCCATCTCTTAAAGAAGCTTATGTAAAAAGAATACAACACGAACTTGAGGTATTCAAGCAAGCTGGCATGTCAGCGTACTTTTTGATTGTTCATGATATCATAAACAGTCTTCGATCAAAGGGTGTTCCGGCAGACATTAGAGGCTCATCTTCTGGCTGCATGATCTCGTATCTCATCGGTATTTCTTCCGTTGATCCGATGCGACCAGACCCAACACTTGGCTATGATCCAGGGAGAGAGCTTCCATTTGAAAGATTTTACAATGAAGGCAGAAACACAAAAGAAAACGTTTCCTTACCAGATATCGATATGGATGTGCCACCATCTTTCAGAGAGTCACTTATTGGGTATATTAGCAAAAAATACGGAAGTGATTGTGTTGGTCACATTATTACTCACTCAAGATTTAAAGGCCGTGGCGCAATAAAAGAGGTATTTAAGCTTTTAAAACCGACACCAGATTATTTTGAAATCAAATCACAAAAAAGTTTGCTGAAGAAGCAAAGATCTCAGACGATCTTGTAGAAATGCAGAAAGAAGACCCGTCTTACGGAATTATCCGATGGAACATAGACAATATTAAATCAATTGCTGAATATTACGAGCAGTTCAAGGAGGCCTTTGACTATGCTTTAAGAATAGAAGAAGTGCCTAGAAATGAGAGCGTACACGCCGCTGGAATCATTATTGCTGATCAGCCACTTAGTAATCTGTTTCCAATGGTGTACTCTGAAAAACTTGATGCTATGGTGATAGA